AAACTATTACGCGCACGTAGGTGACACCATCGAGGTGGTTCCCACGCCTGACGCGTCATATGACATGCAGCTCACATATTACGCTCAAATCCCCAAGCTGACCGCAGCCAACCAGACCAACTGGCTGCTCAGCAGCAACCCCGACATTTACCTCTATGCAGCGCTACTGCAATCGGCTCCGTTTCTCAAAGAGGATGCCCGCATCCCAGTCTGGGCCGGACTGTACCAGAACGCGCAGCAATCGTTGCAGCAAGCGTCTGACGCTACCCGCTTTTCGGTTACGTCACCACGTATGAAGCTGACTAGCTTTTCCTGACTTTGTCGTGTAATGTTGCACGCAGATATATCTGAACGGAGATTACCATGAGTTTCACTAATCACTTGGAAACCGAGCTACTCGATTTCGCATTCACGACAGGCACAGCTACGCGTCCAACTGCTTGGTACGTCGCGCTATACACCGCAGCACCAAACGATGCAGGCGGCGGCACAGAAGTATCTGGCAGCGCATATGCACGTCAGTCTGTGGCTTTCTCAGTTTCTGGGAACACAGCGTCAAATACTGGCGCGGTTGAGTATCCAACGTCAACTGGCTCATACGGCACTGTATCACACGTAGGCGTATTTGATGCGTCCACTGGTGGCAACTTGCTTGCTTACTCTGCGTTGAACGTATCAAAGGCTATTGCAACTGGCGATGTGTTCCGCATCCCTGCCGGCGACCTAGACATCACGCTGGACTAAACATATGGCTGGCTACGGTTCAGGTAATTATGGCGAGCGCTTATTTGGCTACGATGGCACCGTAAAGGATGCTGTCGCCCAGATAAGCGCAAGCGCGTCCATTTCAGCCGTTGCAGCTAAGACTGCACGCGGCGTTTCTGCTGTTTCAGCGGCGGCGTCTACGTCAGCTTCTTCGCTAGTTACGCGGAACACATCCGCAGGCGTTTCAGCTTCCTCATCCGCAGCGTCTTCCGCTGTCGTTGTTAAGCTGGCGGCGTCTGGTGTGTCCTCCGCGTCCACGTCGTCATCGTCCGCTCTTGTTGTGAAGGACGGAGCTGCACTGTCAGCTTCTTCTTCTTCGGCAACCGCGAACGCTGAGAAAGAGCAACGCTTCAGCGCGGCTATTTCCGCTTCGGGCAGCATGGCCACGATTGGTGTGCGCCGAGCATCTGCATCGCTGACTGCGGCTGCACAGCTAACGGTCACTTCTAGCGGCCAGCGTGTGCGCGAGAGCGCGGCAACATCTAATGCCGCTGCGACATCAACTGCGTCTGCTGTATTCGATGCGGCTGGGGCATCGACAATCGCTGGCGTGTCTGCTATAGATACAAGTGCAGCGGCGACCTATGCGGGCGCTTCTATCGTTGCAGCTTCCTCCACAATTTTGTGCAACGGCCAAATTACTGCGGGGGCAAGTCCTGCGGCAATTAGCGGTTCTGCAATTTTAAGCATTAACGCACGATATAAATGGATTACAGCAGCCGAGCCTACGACAACTTGGGTTCAAGCTGATCACTTAGAGAGGGCAGCATAATGGCTGATACAACAACTACAACCTATGGTTTAGTAAAACCGGAGGTAGGCGCAAGCGAGGACACATGGGGGACTAAGTCCAACACCAACCTCGACACCATCGACAACCTGCTTGACGGGACGACGGCGATTGCGCCAAACCTGTCAACGCTAAAGATCGGCGGCACCGCTGTGACAGCGGACGCAGCCGAGCTGAACAAGATGGACGGCTTGACTGCATCCACAACCGAGTTGAACAAGATGGATGGTGTGACTGCATCCACAGCCGAGCTGAACAAGATGGATGGTGTGACTGCATCCACAACCGAGATAAACTACGTCGATGGCGTGACTAGCAACATCCAGACGCAGCTAAACGCAAAGGGCGTAGGCGACATCACGGGCGTCACTGCTGGTTCTGGCATTAGCGGCGGCGGCACCTCTGGTACGGTTACAGTCAGCCACGCAGATACGTCATCTCAGGGCAGTGTGAACAACAGCGGCACGACATTTATTCAAGACATAACGCTTGATACATACGGGCACATTACTGGTCTTACGTCTGTTGCTGCTGCTGCTGGTGCGCAGCTACTTACATCTTTCAACCCTAACTCACCAACTACTACGTTCACTTCGTCAGGAACATGGACAAAACCTACTAATTTGGCTGACAGCGTGTGGGTTATATTTTACTTGGTGGGTGGCGGAGAAGGCGGTTGGATGGGAAGTCAAAGCACTAACGCTAAGGGTGGCAGTGCGGCGTTTATTACTGGGACCATTGGTGAACTTCCATCTTCTATTTCTGTTGTTGTCGGGGCTGGTGGCGCTGCCTTCGCTGGCAATGCTACCACTGGAAACATAGGTGGACACACAACAATTACTGCTAATAGTTTTACTTTTACAGCAAAAGGCGGCTACAGCCATAGCAGCCATGATCCTATTTCTGCGATAGTATGGCCTGACCTGACAAACCCATTCGATTTTACCATTCCTACTACAGCAAATACCGTTTCTAACTCTTTAGGGCAAAGGCCGTCTACAGGCGGTTACACCAACGGGTATAACTCCTATTATGCGGGGGGTTCTGGTGCTGGTGCTTCTTGGGCACAAAATGGGCCTCAACCGCTGGGTGGCATTTCTACTTACGCAGGTAATGGTGGAGGATTGGTCAGCGACACAGGAGCGGGTATTGCCGGTACAGCCCCCGGGGGCGGTGGTGGCAGCGTGTATTCAAGTCGCGGACAAACACCAGCCGCTGGTGCCGCTGGCAGCGTTCGTGTCTATTATGTAACCTAACAAGATGCAAGCATCACAAGCGGCATAAAAGAGGATAATTCCTATGACAAAAACATGGTATAATACCGAGACAGGATCATCAGCAGTGTTTGATGATGACGCCATTCTGTCTGATTGGCCTGACTTTCAGGAAGTTGCGCCAGTGCGTAGCCTGACACCCGCAGAAGCTAGAGGTGAGCGCAATTTGCTTCTTAGCAAAACAGACTGGTGGGCCACGTCTGACCGCACCATGACCTTAGAGCAAACTCAATACCGACAGGCTTTGAGGGACATGCCCACCCACGCTGCTTGGCCCAGCCTTTCGGAAGGCGACTGGCCTGTCTTGCCAGCATCTTAAAATTGGAACATGTAGGCAAAAGAATGGTTTTACTAGCAGGGTTGCCCAGAACGGGATCAACCCTGCTACAGAACTTGCTTGCCCAAAACCCAGACGTACACTCAGAGGGCAACTCTGCGCTATGTCAGGTTATGTGGGATGCCAAGGTTTCTTGTGAGCATAATGCTGCTGAACCTCTGATTGGTGCTGGCAAGGATATTTCGTTTAAACAGGACTTATTGAGGGCGATCCCCAGCATTTATTATTCCGATGCTACGGGCAAGATTGTTTTGGATAAGAGCCGTACATGGGTGCAGGGGGATAATCTCCTAATGGCTCGTGAATACTTAGACGTGGAAATAAAATCTATTGTTATGGTCCGCCCATTGGATGAGATAGTTGCGTCCTTTGCAAGGGTGGCGAACGAAAGCAATTCGAGTTTTTCATACGAGGCTCTAATGGCTGATAGAGAGTTTATTCGAGAAGTGCATGTAACTTTTTGCGCCGCAAAATCTAAAGACCCAAGTCTTGTCTTTGTGTCCTATGACGAATTGGTGTCAGACCCAAGAAATACATTGGCGCGAATTTATAACCATATAGGCGCGGAACCATTTGTTCACAATGTGCGCAAAGTGGAGCAGACCGTCTTTGAAGATGACGAGCGAAACAATATGGTGGGTATGCACGATATACGGCCAGAGATTGCCAAGCAGGCCAACGAAGTCGTGCTGCCTGACTGGGTGAAGGCGGCTTGCGAGGATATGACCCACGCAATATTCTCAGAGATTGACGGGATTGATCGGGCGCACGCTGCTTAATTGGCGCTTGTTGCTCTGGCTCGACATAGTGTGCTATAGTCCCTTCAGATTAACACCTTGAGGACGATATGCCATTAATTCCCCTTGACTTGCCTGCTGGTGTTTTTCGCAACGGCACTGATCTTCAATCGCAAGGCCGCTGGCGCGACGCCAACTTGGTTCGATGGACCGAGGGCACGATCCGCCCGTTTCGCGGCTGGCGCACGCGCTCAGACACCGCAGCGGACGCTAAGATTAGGGGCATGATTGCGTGGCCAGACAATGTCGGCGACCGTCACATTGTCGGCGGAACGTATAACAAACTTTACACTTGGAACTCCGCAGGCACCCGCGTAGACATTACTCCCGCTGGGTTCAGCACAGGCCGTGAGGACGCTGCGGCATTCACTGGGTACGGCGGCAACTTTTACGGAAGCTACGCCTACGGCGTGGCTCGTCCAGACACAGCCCGCATTCTGCCTGCTACAACATGGTCAATGAGCAACTTTGGGCAAAACCTCATCGCATGCTCACAAGACGACGGCAAGGTTTACGAGTGGAACCCGACTGTCGGCGGTGCGGCGGCTGTTTTGACAAATGCCCCTACCGGCAACAAGGCCATCATTGTCACAGAAGAGCGTTTTCTCATGTGTTTGGGGGCTGGGGGCGATCCGCGAAAGGTCCAGTGGAGCGACCGCGAGAACAACAACTTGTGGGCACCCGCTGCCACGAATGAGGCTGGTGACTTGCAGTTAAACACGTCTGGCATAATTATGTCGGGGCTAAATGTTAGAGGCCAGACGCTGATCCTGACATCGACAGATGCACATGCTGCCAACTATATTGGACCGGCGTATGTTTATGGAATTGAAAGGGTCGGAACGAGCTGCGGCCTAGTGGCACCCAATGCTGCGGCTGTCGTTGACGTCGGCGCGTTCTGGATGGGCACGCACAGCTTCTTTGGCTACTCAGGCGGCGCTGCGCAGGAAATCAAGTGCGACGTTGCAGACTACATATTCAGCGACATCAACCGCGCACAGATCAGCAAGGCCTTCGCTGTGGCCAACTCAACGTATGGCGAGATATTCTGGTTCTACCCGTCCAGCGGATCGACAGAAAACGACCGCTACGTTGTCTACAACTACGCCGAGGGCACTTGGTACACCGGAGACCTCGCACGCACAGCCGGCGTTGATCACGGCGCGTTTCCGTTGCCAATCTGGGCAGACGCAGACGACAAGAAAATTTACGAGCATGAAGTCGGCTTCAACTACGGGTCGCTCACGCCATTCGCGGAAACTGGCCCCATCATTATCGGCACGGGCGAGGCGGTCGCGTCGGTCACGCAGATGCTGCCAGACGAGCGCACACAGGGCGACGTTACGGCAACATTCAAGACGCGCTTCTATCCCAACGGGACCGAGCGCAGTTATGGGCCGTTTTCTATGTCCAACCCCGTATCAATGCGGTTCACTGGCCGACAGATACGCATGCGGATTTCCGGCGCTCGACTGGCTGACTGGCGTGTGGGCATCAACCGCATTGACGTTGTGCAGGGCGGCAAACGATGACGCAGCAATATCGCGCACCAGAGCCATCAGGCAATGACTGGCAAACTTGGGCGCGCAGGCTTACGCAATACCTTTCCCAAGTGCGTTCGACACTCGTACAGCAGACAGGCGACGAAAGTGCTGCTGACGATGCCACGCTTATGTGGGACCGTGAGGGACTATATCCGGTCGTAAGTCGTAATGGTCAGTTTGCGGAGGTTGTCTTGAAAGTAGACGTGCCGCCTACAAATGCGGGGTTAGCTGGCGACAAGGCTGGTTTAATTAGCTGGGACACAAACTACATATACATTTGCAGTGGCACATACGATGGCACGACTGCAATATGGTCACGGACGTCTCATCTTGGAGGTTCGTGGTGATGACGGATTGCAGGGCTGTCAATTTGCCAGATAATGTTGTAAAGTTGCACACAGAGCCGCGCGTTACGGTCTTGCCTGTCTTGCGGGATGACTACGACGAATTTCTGCCACAAGGCATGGCGTTAATTGAGCCGGCGGTGTTACGTCAGTCTGACAATGTCAGCTTGGATGACATCGAGGATGACATAAGAGGTGGCGGCGCGATCATGTGGGTCGTTTTCGTCGGGGACAAGTTGGTTGCGGCGCTCACTACATGCGTCGTGCGGCACCCTCAGAGAGACACCCTGAAGATTGAATTTATGGGCGGAAGCCGAATGGGTCAGTGGATGGATGATGCGATAAAAGTTTTATCAAAGATTGCACTAGATGCCGATCTTTGCGCGCTAGAAGCTGATGGCCGAAAAGGCTTTGAGAAATACGTGGACAAATCACCATTTTGTGAAGTCTACACACACTATGTGATGGAGTTGAGCTGATGGGTTCTAAAGAGACAACAAACGTAACTGAGCAAAATACCTCGACGCAGTCGATGCCTCAATTCCAAGAGGACTTCCTGCGTCAGCAGATATTGCCGCGTGCAACGGCGATTGCTGATCGAGAGTTTACGCCATACGAAGGCGAACGCATCGCAGGCATGACGCCTCTACAGCAGCGTGCCCTTGAGGGTTACGGCGGCTTGAACGCTGGCACAGAGCAATACGGACAAGCGTCTGACATTTACGGCGATTTAGGCGGCTTTCAGGGCCAGCAGGCAACCGCAGCAAACCTTGGCGCAGCGGGCCAGCTTTCAGGTGCAAACCTTGGCCAGTATATGTCGCCTTATCAGCAGAACGTAATTGACGCGAGCCTGCGCACACTGGGCGGCGCTCAAGAGCAGGCGCTCAATCAGCTTGGCGCACAGGCGACAGCGGCAAACGCCTTTGGCGGATCGCGTCAGGGCATCGCAGAGGCTGAGACGCGCAAGGCTTACGGCCAGCAGGCATCGGACCTTGTGACCAATCAAATGCAGCAAGGCTTCATGAATGCGCAGAACGCAGCTCAGAGCGACATTGCATCGCGCAATCAGTTTGCAACTCAGCAGGCACAGCTCCAGCAGCAAGCCAATTTGGCCAATCAGCAGGCGCAGATGCAGGCGGCGGGCATTCGTGCAACAGGTGCTGGCGGTCTAGGCGCAACAGCCGGTCAAGGCTTGGAAGCGCAGAAGGCGGTTCTTGGCACCCAAATGCAGGCAGGCGAAACAGCACGATCTATGGATCAGGCACGCTTGGATCAGATGTTCAGCGAATTTGCACGCGAGCAAGACTTCCCACTGTCAGGACTGAACTCTCTGCTAAGCGCAGCGTCAGGCATCCCGACTGGGTACGGCACAACAATCGGTTCAGGCTCAAGCTCCGGCATGACGTCCACAGGCGGAATGGGCAATTACCTTAGTGCAGCCGGATCATTCGGCATGGGCATGGGGCCGCAGGGCTTTGGAATATTTAAGTAGGAGCGGAAGATGGCATACGCACTAACACAAGACGACATTGACCGCCTTGGCATACCGAACGCAAAGGCAGGTGATATTGCAAATCCTGCTGACAGGGCTTTACTGGGCTTGGAACCCGACGCTGCGACGCTTAGCTTGCAGACACCAGTTTCCGCGACAGCAGCGGCACCGCAGGCTGCGACAGCAGCGGCACCAATGGTCAACAGTCAGCAGGATTTGGCGGGACTTCTTAATCCTGTGCCAAAAGACCCGTTTGAGAGCCTGTCACGCGGCCAGCGCACCATGATGGGCTTTGCAGCATTGAAGGATGCCGGCTTCGCCTTGCAGGGCAAAGAGGGCACCGCTGTGCGAAGCGTTATGAAAGACATAACAGAACGCGCTGACATGGAGCGCAAGCGCACTGCCGCACTGGCACAGCAACAAGTGTTAAGCACTTTGATGGGCGGACCAGCCGTAGCAACAGAAGGCGGGACTGGCCTTGACGCTCTAAACGCTCAAAAGCAACGGCTTTTGCAGTTTGCTATGATGAGCCCATCCTCTGCCAGTGCCGTTGCCTTACAAGTTAAATCAATAGACGAGCAGATCGCTAGATTTCAGGAAGGTGAAAAGAGCCTTATAAGCACCAATATGGGTATCTCGGCAGTAGACGCTTTGATCAACTCGCCCGACCTCGACAAGATTACAGGCATATCTGGGAAAGGCAATGAGTGGCTTGCAAAACTTGGAGCCGCTCCAACGTATTCCAGCTTGATGTCATATGTTGAGCAGCTTAGAGGTCTGAACTTCTTAGAGGCGTTTCAGTCTCTAAAAGGCAGCGGCCAAATCACTGAGATTGAGGGCGCTAAAGCCACAGCGGCAAGGTCTCGTGTTGATCGGGCACTGGAGGGCACCCCACAAGACTTGATATTAGCTCTTGAGGATGTCCGAGAACTATTTGCAATGGCTCGCGCAGCCAACCCAGCTAATCAAAGCACCGGAGATGGGGCAGATGCCACACCACAGGGTGGCAAGACATGGAACGCAGAAACAGGAAGGTTTGAATAACAATGGGAACTGTAACTGTATACTCGCCCACAGGTGAGCCTTTAAACTTTCCGGACACTATGACAGAAGCTGAAATTAGCGATGTCATGCGGGCGCAATTTCCGCCTACGAAGCCTGCCTATAAACCGGCCCCAGAGGGCTACAAAGTCATCAAAGACTTTGAGGATGGCAGTTATATTCTGGAAGGGTCTGAGGGCAAACCTTCGTTCGTAGATCAAATTGCCGGATACAGCACAACCGACTTGGCGACGATTGCAGAGATTGCCGGCGAACGCGGCGCTAAAGGCTCAGTAGGCCGAAAGCGTGCAGGCGAAATATCTACTGGAGAAATCGCACAGGAAGTCGTGGGCGAGGGATCGAGCCGCATACTTTCAGCGGCCAAGGGCATTCCGTTTGCCCGTGAAGCTATTTTGCCTGCGGGCGCTGCACTTAGAAGTGCTGTCCAAGGTGACGATTTCGCAACGAACTTAGCGATGCTAAACGCTGCGGTTGATCGCAGGGCGCAGGAAGCGCCAAAAACTGCAATGGCGTCACAGCTTGCCACAGGTATTGGAATTTCTGCACCGTTTGCGTTAAGACAAGCTGCCCTATCACGACCGACCAAGGCCATTGAAGGCGCGCTTCAGGGCGGCGTTGTCGGCGGATCAGAGGGCGCAGTTTCCGGCTTTTTTAAGGGAATGTTTGAAGACCCAAGTCGCGGCCTGTTGGACATGCTTGGTGCTGGCTACGAAGAGGCATTAGACCAAGGCGCTTCGGGCGTAAAGATTGGTGCCGGAATTGGTGCCGTTGCTCCATCTATCGGAGAGGCCGCAGGCGGTCTCTACAGTCGATACCTGAAGGAGCCTATCCGAGACATCGTTGAGCGCATTGGCTTTAAGGATGACGCCGCTCGTGTCGTGCAGGATACCTTGGCAATGGACGCAGCGGGAGCTGTCGAGAGCGCAACAAGTGCGGGTCCATATGGCTCGATCTCAACGCTTGGCCCAAACACTCAGGCGTTGCTTGATGTTGTTGCTAATTCCCCAAGCAAAGGCGCTAGAATTGCGAGAGAAAACCTTAAAGAGACATCATCAATCGCCGCAAGAGATTTGACAGAAACTTTGGACAACGCACTTGGCACACCAAGAAAAAACGAAGGTGTGTTGACGCAAAAAATAGAAATCATGAAGGATACCGCAGAAGGTCGTCGCGAGCTTTACGACAAAGCATACGATTTCGAGCTGTCAGCCGATACCGACGGCGGCGCGGAAGTCATCGACTTGCTAAGTCGCGTTGATAGTGCCGATATGTCCAGTGCGCGCACATTGCTAAAAGAAAGCAAAGAGCAATATAGCTTTCTTGGCGGAGAGCGCCTGACCCAGTCGCAGCTCAATGAAATCCCCGCAGCTCAGCGTCAAGGTCTAAGTGTGACGTCTGCTGGCGATGGCATGTATGACGTAAGTAGGGTGCCGACCGTAGCGTCCGTTGATTACATTACTCGCCAGCTATATGACCAATCAGAGGCTCTGATGCGTGCAGGTAATGCTGCGGCGTCTGCATCCAAGCGCAACTTGGCAATGCTTTTGAGATCATCGCTCGATAAAGTCAACCCAGACTACGCCGCTGCGCGTGCATCTGGCCAAGACGCGATTGATCAGAGGATGGCGGTTGATCTTGGCAATGATATACTAAATCCGAGGGTAACTCGCGAAGATGTGGCTATCGCCTTACAGAGTGTGGACAAGGTGGGGGCAAAGCATCTCCGCCAAGCATTGCGTAATCGGATTGACCAAGAGGCATCGAAAGCAAGAGTGAACCCACGCGGTGACAATGATCAGGAAGTCGTTGAGGCGATTGCAACTCTGAAATCTATGAATACGCGCTTCGTCAAAGAAAAGCTAGAGATGGCACTTGGTGAGGAGATCACTGGCCGCATTGGACAGCAAATCAACGATACGTCGGCTGCGCTTACGCAATACGCGTCTGTGGCGCTTGGATCGAAAACCGCTATACGTGGGATGGTGGTTGACCACATGAAGGAAGTTGTCGGCGAAAGCCTTGGTGAAAAGGTGGGTCGTCAGGGTCTGCTGGCAACCGCCGGCGAAGCTGCGACAGACGCCGTGATAGGTGGGCCAAAGCAGGCGCAGAGAATACGCGAGGTTTCCAGCGAGATTGCGCCGGTCCTTACACAGCGCAAGACACCTCAACAGCTTCAAGAAGAGGCGCGCCAAATGCAGAACATGACAACCATCTTGGATATGGCAAACCGCCGTGGCCGCAGCTTATCAAGCATGGTGCGCGGCGGCTCTACTGGTGTAACAACCCAGCAGGTTAGCCAAGGCCCGACAAGCGAGGCTGAGCGCCGCATGCAAATGCTGAGCCTTGGAACTTATGGTCGCTAAGAAGAAGACTTAGCTTTGCTGGCGCGCTTGGGTTTCTTGAGCGCGTCTAGCTCTGCGTCCATATCCTCGATCAATTTGGCCGCGTCTTCGCACGCCTTCATCATCGCCCGTGGGTTTGAGATGCGGTGTGGCTGGCTCAACAGGTGTACCAGATTGATCTGCTTATCGTTTAGCATGCGTTATCCTCCGTTAAATGCTCGTTAACTTTTACCAGCGCGGCGCTTGAAATGCAAACTGAGCCAAGCTAACATTGCTGGCAATGTGTTTAGCCTTTTTCACATTGCCTCAACTGCCCCCAATACGTGTCAGGTTTCGCACTGCACGGTTGGGGGCTTTTTTTTGCTTTAGGGGGTTGTATGTCTGTTCTGTTAACCCTATGTTAACGGTATAGGCAAACAAACAAAGGACGATAAAATGACACTTACAACAAACCAAACCGCAGCAATGACAGCCCTAATCAAATCTTGCTTGAGCAACATTGGCGCAGAGAACTTGGCTGAACTAGAATGTGACCCATTTGTTTGGGTTGACGCATCTGATCTTGTAGAAGCTGGATGGGGCCAAAAAGAAGCCGAAGGAACATTTGGATCGCTAGTTGCTGAAGGCTTAATTTACATGGATGACGGCTTTGCTTTGACGCAAAGCTGGGATGATCTTCGCAAATTCCACGCATAATTAAACGGGGGCTACGGCCCCCACATAAACAAGGGAAAACACAATGAAGAAAATGATCGAACGCACCGCAGAATTTGCATTTCTGTGCGCCCTAGTCAGCATCCCGCTGTTCTTTTCGGGAGGCTTCTAATGATTAAGCAGCTATTAATTGTAAGCGCGCCAAAAGGCGGCTTCGCCTTTTCGTGGGTCCAAGGTGACGATAAGTCAACACAATGCTTTATACCGGCTTACGTTGCCGCTGAAGCTGGTTTCGCGCTTGCCGCTGGCGACACTGTCTCAGCAACCATTGC